CATCCTCAAAGTTATTCTGATGCATAGCTGCACTCTGTTCATTACTACGGAAGCGCATCATAAACATCATAGCACCATCAATAACTACGTGCTTAAAACGATCAGGTATAACTGCTACGTCATTATATAAAGCCATATCAGCAGGGTAAGACCAGTATGTATACTCAATCTCGTAAGCTGCGTTAGGAGTAGGTGTAACACCAAATGACTCACCTAATGTTTGATACACACGAATGGGTGGACCATCACCGTTTACTGTATCGCCCTCGTCATCCAAAGCACGTACATTCTGTATATATTCCTCATAAGACATAGCCTTTAGTCGCATAGGGCTATTACCTTGAGAGGATAACTTCTTTAGATAAAACGTGTCCCAGTCTGCACTAGAGTAGTCTGAGGGAAAGCTGTACTCACGTGTGCCTACTGTAAGTGTTTGTGTATAAGTAGTTTTAAGGAAAGGCCACTCTTGACCGTCCTGCAGAATAAGTCTAATACTACTGTTGATTGCGTCTTTAGCTAAAGCTTGAACGTTACGTACTGTATCAAAGCCATCACCTGCAGTATCAAGTGTAACCTCATTAAGTCTACGTAGTAATTCATTTGTTAATGCGACATAAGTAGCCATAGAGTTATCCTACCGTTAGATGTGCTAAAGGGCCAGCTTATAGAAAGCCAGCCCAATAGTCTATACGTTACTACGCAGCGTTGTATACTGCAGACACAAGAGCTTCTGGGCGAAGAATCTTGCGACCATACAAATGCATACCACGAACGATGTCTGCGAATGAATCAGGGTCACGGTAGTTCTCAACTTTGTTGATTTGCTCCGCTGAAGCTACTGCTTCTTCCTGACCTGCAACGATAACACCGTAGTTAGTTGACTGTGCAGATGTACCTGAAGTACCTGCGCCTGTACCTGCTGCTGGTAGGTTGTTTGAAACGTAAACACGGAAGCCGTGTAGGTTGTTCAATACCAAACCGTTTTGCAAGCCTGAGCCACCGAAATCTGCGTTCAATAGACGTGAATCTTCGTCTTTTAGCATTTCGATAAATACAGGATCACATACCATCCAACGCCCACGTGAGTCAACGTTTGCTGTATCCATCTGACGAGCCATACGAGCTACGACTGACAAAGGTGATACAGTTGTTGCTGACAACGCAGTTGCGCCTGGTAGACGTGGTGCTAGTGGGATAGAATCCCCTGCTGTAGCTGTAGCTGAAATAGTCAAGCTAGAGAAGTCTGTAGCATCCAAGTGGTTAGCTGTTAGCCATTCACCTGTTAGGTTACCTGGTGTGTCGTGCTGTGCATCACCTGATGTAGTTGTGATTGCAACACCTGCAGTTGTGTAACCTGATAGGTAAGACAATACGTCTGCGTCCATCGCGTCAGCCATTTTATATGCTGCACGATCAGCAGCTAGGCTAACGTAATCAACGTTTGCGAACTGATCTTCGATGTCATCCATTTTGAATGCGAAGTAGTTTGCTTTGTCGATTGTCAATGAGAAGTCTTCGTTTGCAAGCTTCTCTACAGAAATACCTGTGTGACGCTCTAGTGCGTTAACAGTTACGTCTGGTTCTTTTTGGATGCGAACCACATCACCTTGGTTGGCGATCTCACCGAAGTAAGAGTTGTTTGTGATTGCGTTTGTGACAGCAGATTTACGTAGAGCAATCTGTGCCTGTTTGGAGTAGATAATTGGGGACCAGTTGGTACCTGTAAATCCACCCGATGCGGATGTAATAGCCATAGTTAAAATCTCCTTATAGATATGGCGTGATATTGGTACACTACATATCCACTAAAGAGGCCGTTCATAATAGGGTAGTCAGCTTAGCTCAATCAGATTGGCCTATCTTAGTAGAGCGCTGGGCCTATATGTCTGGGTAGTTCTTTGTGTGGCTAGTGCTAATTAAAGCATACACACTATTAAGGTGTATATGCTATAGTTTTACTTATGAATTAGTGAATGTCAAGCATTACTTTGTCATATCATAAATAAATTTACCTGAGCGTTGGGCATTAAGTATTTCTTCCTGCCGCTTCTCATACTCTTTGATGGACATCTTAGCTACCTGAGATTCACTTAGATAGTTAGATGCATCGTCTTCTTGAATTTGTGTACTACGTTTAGTTCGTACAGATGATGCTGCATTTTTGTCACTAGAGGCTGCACGAGTTGCTTTGATACCGTTGTCAGCCTTGTATAGATCAATGACACGACTTACAGCTTTAGCGTCTTCTGAGTTCTCGTATAGCGCATCTTGTACCCACTTAGGTTGTTCTTCTGCCCAGTTGTGGAACGCATCGTCTTGACGTAACTGCTCAAAGTCAGGGTGCATCTGTAGTAGTTCAGCTTCTGCACGTTGACGCTTAGCATCTACACGTAGCTCTTCGATCTCTTTCAAACGCTTATCAATGTCAGATGCACGTTCTTCAGCTTTACGATCTGCAATAGCTTCTACGATACCAGCTACATCAGGGTACTTCTTAGCCCAAGCTTCAATCTCTTTCTCTGTCTTAGGTAGTACAAGCTCATTCTTTGTAGCCTTATCCAGCTGAGACTGTAGTTGCTCAAACTTTACTTTCCACTCTTGTTCTTTCTCTTGAACGTGGCGGCGTAGATCACCGTAGCGCTTCTTGAAGTTCTTCTCTTCAGCGTTTAACTCTGAGTCATCCTCTTCTTGTGCTTCGGCTTTAGCTGGCTCTTTCGCTTCTTGTTTGCGTACACCCTCATCCTGAACTGAGGTGTTCTCAACTCTTTGGCTATCGGGTTCACTATCGGAGGCTTCTTCCTGCGTTTCATTGTCTTGCTGTGAGGCTATCCCAGCCTGCTCCATTAGTTCCTTGAGTTCTTGCTCGTCACGCTGGATACGTGCTGCATTTCGTGAGTGTGCAGGTGAGTCCACCTTAATTTGCTGTTCTACTTCAGGCATTTGTTTCTCCTTATGTTGGGGCCAGCGTAGTGCTGGGTAGCCTTATAGTTATATGGATAGTATTGTAGTGTTACTATTTCTTCTTTTTCTTATTTGGACGTTTGACAATACCACCTTGGTTAAGCCCTGTAATTCCGTATTTTTCATCTAAAGCTGCCCCGCCTGTCATACCTGATGACTCCGCTACTCCTGCGGCAGAAGAGGTGTCAGTTATCGTAGTGTCAACTTCTGGTTCAGTTTCTGGTTCTGCTGAAGGTGTCACAGCTGGGCTACCGCCATCGTCATCATCATCACCGCCTGTACGACGAGAGCCACCGAATGAATCTCTTAGGTTATCACCTTGTACGCCAGCCTCTCCGTCGAAGCCCAATAAGTCACCTAACCAAGTATCACCGAAGTTAACATTGCCGTCACCACTTGTGTCAGCTAAGTTCTCATATAAGCTAGATTCACCACCGAAAATAGAGCCTTTCTTCTTCAGCCCTTCTTCGTTAATTCCAAGATCATCCATACGATCAACGATGTCGTTATATTGAGCTACTGCTGCTGTATTGATAAACGCCGCTACTGGTAGTCCTGCACTAGAAGCTATAGCTGTAGCAATGTTAGTCATTACGCCTAGACCTTTAGCTGTTTTAGATAGGTCTTCTGGCTTAATACTATCTACATCAATAGGCTCTGGTCTTACTTGTGTTTTAGTAGGTTCACCCTCATCTTGCTGCCCTACTGTAGTCTCTGTAGTAGTTTGTATTTGTGTCTCAGAGTAACCTAGCTCTAGTAGTTCTTCATATCGTGCTTGCTGTGCAGGAAGTGTAAGTGTTTCTACTTCTCCATTAGGGCCATACATAATAACAGTATGTACTGGGGTAGCAGTAGTACCTAAAGTCTGATCAATTAAGTAACCAGGAGAGAACATAGAAGCTTGCTGTGTTCCGAATTGTGGTTGATACGGATCAATGTCTGACTCTTGATTTGTGACAGGGTTTGTTATACCTGTACCTGTGCTAACATCTGTACCAGGAGCAGCGTAAAGTACCTGACCCCCTTTGTTATACTGACCAGTATTACCCATAGCTACAGGAGCAGGCTGTTGATACATCTGCTGTTGTTGCAGATAAGGGTTAGTACTTTGTGTAGGTTGAGGGACCATACCACCTACAGCCATACCTGTGATCTGCTCTAATGCAGCTAGTTCTTCAGGAGTCAGATCGCCACTAGCTTGATTATCCATAGTCATAGCTACAGGCTCACCACCAATGCGTCCGTTAGCTTCCATATCCATCAAGCCACGCTTGGCTTCAGTACGTAGGTCTTCAAAGAACTTTACACCGTAGAAGCGTACAACGTCAGCAGGTACAACATATTCACCTTCACTTAGTTGCGCTGGGACATCATCACGTACTTCTTCAGCCATAGAACCAGGAGGCACTTCGTTACCGCTTACAGGGTCCATAGTAGTCCCATCATCAGTAAGACCACCTTCCTCCATCATAAAGGCCATCTGCATTTGCTTAGCTGTGTCCATTAACTTCTTCCCTCATAAGTTTTAATCTACGTAGTGCAGCTATCTCGCCTTGTATGCGATACATTGCCTCTGCGTCATTACT